GATCTTACACCGAAAGTAACGCAGATTCTTGAGTCACTTGCAGGGATTAATAAGTTTGTAGAAACGCAGACTGCCAAGGATGCGGCGGCTACTCGTACAGCGACTGCGACTAAGAACACTGAAACACAAGCAGAACTTGAAGAGCGTATTGAGTCTTTGATGCTCGAAGGCAAGACCAAGGAAGCTATTGCTCTTGCTACGCAGCCTCTGACTAACGAGGTTTTGCTCTCTCGTGCAGATCGAATTAAGCGTGAAGTTTTCGAGAATGCTGAAAGATTTCCTTATTATCACGGAGACATTAAGCGTGAAGTCGATGCGCTTCTTGAGAGTCAGCCAGCGGCATTTAGAAACAATGCGCAGAATGTTGAGAATTGCTATCACACAGTTCTTGGCAAGCATACTCCTGAGCTTGTTGAAGGCAAACTCAAGAACCGTTTTGCTAGTTCCGAAGGCAGTCGTGGCACAAGTTCGGGTGCTGCTGGGAACACAAGTGTAGCAGATGACAACAAAGATCGTCTTGCTGGACTTGAAGCAGATGAAAACGTCAAACGCGCTGCTAAGCATCTTGGGTTTACGCCGAAGGCTTACGCTGAAATCTTAGATAAGGAAGGAGTCGGTTATGCCTGAGATCAATCATAAAATTGAAGCGGGAAGTGTTGCTAAGGAGCTGGCTGGAGTAGTGAGTAATCCTGCTACCTCAGCCAAAGATCTTGAGGATGCAATTCAGCGTGTTCTGGCTAAGAACAGAAAAGACCACGTAGAAGCAGCGCAGCCAAAAGAACCGAACTGGGCTACAATGACTGAGAGGGAAGCCTACAAAGCTTCGACTTATATTCCTGCAATCGAGCATGAAGTGCCAGATTACATGAATATTAAGTTGAAAGATCCTGAGTATGAAGTTGTCTGGGCTTCACAGGATCAGCGTAGGATTGGACAGCTTATGGCAGAAGGATATGAGTATTTGAGGCCAGAGCATGTACATCCTGATTTCAAGCTTCCGCTAGTCTTTGATTCTGATAAGTTGTATCGCTATGTCGATGTTATAGCGTTACGTGTTCACAAACGCATTCTGTATGGCAAACGTCGTGCAGGATTAGAACTCTCTCAACGTCAACTTGGAAACAACCGTAGACCGCCTTCGGCTCGGATTGCAAATACTTTCGATCTTCAGGAAGTTCCTATGCACCCAGAAGCAGGCTCATTCTACGATCCAGTCGTCTAACACTAACCTCACGGTGTAGCAGGCACCGTCCCAACAGTAACTAAAGGAGCGCATATGCCGGCGAATCTTACTACGCATCTGCCGATTCTACAAGTGCTGGAGAAGGCGGGGACTACGCCGTATACCAGCTCCATCGCGGAAGCAGCAGGTCAAACTTTCTGGTCAGGTACTCCAGTGCAGTTGAACGGTGCTGGGTTTGTACAAGCATGGGATGGTGTTACAGTCACCGCTGGGATTTTGGGAATTTCAGAATCTTTTGGCGCCAATCTTGGGAGTGCGGGTCTTGGTGCTCCGATTCTTCCGTTTGGTGGAGTTACCGGAAATATTGCAATTCAGGTCTGGGGTGCTGTAGTCAATCAGCCTCTGGGTGTGAATATTGCTCTTGATACTCCAGTCACAGACGGTCGCACGTTGTATATTGAGCCGAATCAAGATAATATCTTTCAGGCTCTTTTTGACAACAGCACTGGTACAGTAGCTGCAAACTGGACCACAACTCAAGCAACTATTGGTGCTACCTATGGCATGACTAAGGATGCTAACGGTTGGTGGTATGTTGACGGCGGCAAGACTGGTGGCACTGCTGTCGTGCAGGTTGTCGGTCTTCCTATGGGACCAGGGCTTAATTCCTTGGTTAACTTTGTCTTTCTAACCGCAGCGATTCAAGTAGCCTAATCGAAGGAGATCATTTATGCCTCAAGTTAGAGCAAAATTTGCACAGTTAATGCAGCCGGGGCTTAAGAAGATTTACTTCGACTGCCTCGATAGCCAGCTCAAAGCGTCAGATTATCCGAAGGTGTTCCATGAAGTAGATTCGGATTCTGAGTATGAACAAGAGTTGGAAATGGCAGGTATCTCAGTGTTACTTGAGAAGCCTGAAAATGTCTCTACCTCTTATACAGAAATGAAGCAGGGTGCTTCTAAGAGGGTTGAGCCACTGACATACTCCCTTGGAATTAGAACCTCTAAGGAACTATACGATGATGACAAGTACGGACTTGTTGGTAAGAAAGGTCCGACGTTGCTGGCACGGTCGGCGGCGTTTACCAAAGAGATGATTGCGTGGAATGTGTTCAATCAAGGTTTTACCTCACAGGTCACAACCTTTGATGGTAATCCTCTTTTCTATAACGCCCACGCTCTGCTTGGTGGTGCACAGGCTACACAAATTGGTCCTGGTCTAGCTGGAGTTATTTCAGCACCCGGTACCTATCCTAACCGTCCTGCGGTAGATGTGGACTTCTCGGTAGCAGGTCTTCAACTTGCTACTAATCACGCTGCTCGCATGGTGGATAACATGGGCTTCCCGATTCGGCTTCGTTGGGAAAATCTCATTACTCCCCCAGAACTTCGGTTCCTGGTTCGTGAGATTCTTGGTTCTCCGGGTAAGCCTTATACAGGGGATAACACTATCAATTCTCTGTTGCCTGAAGACTACAAGAATCTCGAAGTTCCTTGGCTCAACTCTCCTAGTGCGTGGTTCCTTGTGGCACAGAAGTCAGACCATGCGCTCCAAGTCATTAATCGTGAGGCGCCGACGACAGATTTTGACGACGACTTCGATACGGATGCTATCAAGCAGAAAACGAGGATGCGCGTTGCTGCTTGGTGCCCGCGGTGGCAGGGAGTGTGGGGCACGCAGGGACCGTAGGTTTCACAGTAGAGTTTTACTGTGATAGTAAAGAGGGCGATTTGAACCTGCTCCGATCGCCCTCAATACTCTGAGGATTCAAAATGAGCTTCTTCGCACAAACCGGATTACGACACACATTCTGGACAGGACCGTGGCACTACTGTGATCGGTGCGATAAGAAAGTAAAGATTGCACTGTGTAAGTGGGAACGTGGACTTCTTCTTGGGCCTGAGTGTCAGGATTCTCATGGCATCCCAGGACTTCTTGGTGAACGGGACATTCGTATAGCACAGGTGCTCACTGATGGAAAAGAAGAATTCGCTCCTGTAGAGAAACTTCGTAATCCAGATTTTGCAGAAGAAGTAGAAGATTTCCTAGTTTAAGAGCGCGAAGGCGCTGGAAAAGGAGATGTTATGAGTATTTCTGAAGGAAGGTTTGAAGGAAACATGTCCTATCCAGACCTTCAGTTTTTTCTAGGTTTTGACGATTTTATCGACACGTCAGCACATGCTTTGAACGCGACGCAGGGTGCCGGACTTGCTGGCCAGACGCTAGCAGCTTCACTTGCTGCTACGTTGTTCTCGAATGTCGAGCCTTGGCTACGTACTGGTGTGTATGCGTCTTCGTATGACCAAGAGCAGTTTGGTACAGCCGCAGGAGTTGCTGGACCTACGACTGTAGCAAACACCAGTGGTCCACTGGCTCTGCCGCCAGGAATTCCGCCGATTCTTGCTGCTAACTTGGCAACGCTTGGGAATATGCAACGTGGACCGATTCCCAAGGGTATGCAGATTGATAGCATGGATGTCATCTATACTGTCACTGGTGCGGCTCTTACAACTGCCACTGTTGGATTGACGAAGACAGTGTTTGCAAATAATACCGCACCGGCGGTTACAAACTTGGTTGCTCTTGGAGCTAATGGTCTTCCAACCGCAGTACAAGCGCTACCTTATGTAACAAACGTGCCGGTTACAACTCCTGCGATGATTACATCGGCAGATGCGGAGATCTTGCTTAATCTTAACCTGACCACTCAAGCTGGTGGCTCTGCTGTCGTCTACGGTGTTGTATTTCATTGTCACTACAACTTCAACTAAGAAAGGAGTACCGAGATGGCAAACGATTACTCAGGTCGTATCTGGAAAATCACTGCCCCAGGAACTACTTCTTTTGGCACAGCGAATGTTAAGTTTAAGGGCGGCCTCTGGACTGGTTCCACCGCAGCGGGACAGACGTTTATCATCACAGATGTAGCAGGTAGAGCCTATACCTTTACCTCTAATACTGTAGATGATAACATCGAGTTCTTTGAACTTGGTTGGCTCTCTGGGCCTTTAACCTTCTCTGGAACGTTTGCTGGAGAAATCGATTTGTTTATGGCTACTAAGTAGGAGTCTCTTGTGGGCGCTATCAAGGCAGAAGAACTCGCTAATGGTAATATCGGGCTTGAGATTACCTACGGCGGAAAAGAGTCTCCTTTCGGCGGCGTGGATACGTCTGCGCCGCCGGCTTATATTGATCCGGCGTGCTTTACTAACTGCGATGGATTTATTATCGTAGATAACAAACTTGTTGCGGTATCTGTAAATTCTGCGCCAGTGCCTACTTTATGGAATGGAACAGCAGGAGTATTGTTAATTGGATTTGGTAACTTCTACAGTACAAAATGGGGAACTCTTAATTATGCACTTGGCTATACGGCTGTAGCTGTAACTGGAGTTACAACTGGAGTAGAGTATACTTTTTATATGACTGCCTGGAGTCCTGCCTCATTAAGCACTATCTGGAATGACACACTTGTCTTTACTATCTTTGACACCGCAACTCCAGCAACGACAGCTTCTTTAACTTTAGATCTTCTTACTTCTGGAAGTGCGCCTAGTTCAAATGGCACAGGAGCTATTGTAAATATAACCTCAATTTCTAATTTTGGTATCGCAGCGGTAAATAGCATTTATATTCCTGGTTCTATTGCCTCTATAACTATCTCAGGAGGCACCAACTATGTAGTAGGAGACAACTATTATGTGAGTCAGTCAACAGCTCTTGGAGTTAATGTTACTGGTCAAATTGTAGTGGACTCTATTGGAGCTGGTGGAGCGATTACAGGTTTTCACATAGTGTCAAATTCGTATACGACTTACTGGGGCTATCCACAGCCTACACATGTACTTAATTTTGCAGGTACTGGTTATGTAGTAGGTCCAGCTACCCTATCTTACACCCCGGTAGTAAATGTTGTTTTGAAAATTTCTGGTCCAAATGGAATTAACACATATACCGTCACAGTTGGTCAATTTACCTACTCTACGGCATCTGTGACAGGTTCAGGTGCTAACGGACAAATTGACACACTGAATCCTGACGGTACTATCGCATCGTTAACGGTTTTTGATTCAGGTGGAGGTATCTCATCTTTTACGGGTGACCATGGAGGAGCTAGCTATATTGCAGGGGGTAGTTATTATATACTGCAACAAGCGAGCAATTGTTCTACGGCAGCTTTGGCTGCTGCTAATGGTGCAGCACAGATACAAGTTATTTCTGTGGGAGGTGGTGGAGGAATTTTAGACTGGAATTTCATAAGCAGTGGATCTCCCTCTGCTGGATATGTAGCTGGGTCTTATGGAAGTTCAGCTTCTAATCTTACTCTTGCTCCTGTACCAATTACTACCATGATTGGTAGTAGTGCAGCAGACATACTTACTAACATGGCTGCTGATATCAATGGTACTGCGACTTTTACCGGTGCCGCTACTTCTGCTGATCCTAATGTTACGGCAACTGTAAATTCTGGTTTAGGAGCTTTAGTTTTTACTGCTTATACTGGTGGAGTTATTGGAAATAGTATAACAGTCCAAGACTTGTCTTATGTTGTAGGAGGAACTTACTATTACTACTTTCCTGCTCGTTCACCAGAGAATCTTACAGGTGGTACTGATAGTTCAGGTTCAACACTTTCTACAACACTTTCTCCGAAAGCCTCGATAGCTTCTGTAGGTGGAGTGCTTTACATAGCTAACATTGGACCTTCAATCATCAAGTACGGTGGTCCTGGAGCTTTTGCTATCTCTACACTATATCAAGGTGTTCGGATACTTAGAAAGTTTGCAGGTTCTTTGATTGGGCTTGCTAAAATTGACGCTCCTGGCATAGTAGACACAGCACAAGATATGATGTTTCTTTGGAGTGCTGCAAATGCTTTAGATGAATGGAATCCTACTAACATCTCAGGAAATGTCACAGGAGCAGGTTTCGCGCAACTTGCAGATATTGGAGATTATCTTACTGGGTTGGTTGTAAGTAATGGTACCGCTTTTATTATTCGCTCGCAAGGAATAAGCTATGCCACAGCTAC